TGATCGCCGTCCTGGCTGACGATGCAGGGGCGCACCTCGTCGAGCGTGTAGCCACGCTCGCGGCAGCGGGCCTCCAAATGTTTCAGCCGGCAGGAGATCATGGTAGTGGGTTGTCGCCGTTGACGCAGGGCGGGATTGTATTGAACTGCACGCCGTTCAAAAACACCGGAATCTCGTTCTCGAAGTCAGCGGTGCCACAGCACTCCCCTACCACATAGTGCGTGCCGGACGAAAGTAATGTCCCGTCTCCAATGTCGTAAGACTCGCAAGTCGGAGGATTGCAAAGCCCAGCCGACGGATTGTTGCAGTCGACGTTGGACATGATTTCAAGCGGCACAAATGAAGTATTCGTATAGCCGGCACCGCCCATTGCGTCGCTGAGTGCCTGAAGTTTTGCGTTCAACTGGTCAGTAAACGCCTGCAATCCGCCACTGTTTTCAGGGCATGTAAACGTGCCTACCGGAACGTCTATGGCGGCCGAAAAGAACGTGCATTCAACGCACGGCTCGGCCGCGCACGCCTGGCCGGGGTGGTGGACGCCGTTGCAGCGAGCAGCGCAATCTTCAGCCGTCACGTTGTCCACGCAGGTCCGCTCTGGCCCTTGGATGCACAGCGGAAATCGGTCGAACGGAGTGTCCAAATCAATGACTCCGCAACAACTAAAGTTCAAAAAAGCCGTAGTGCGCCGGTACGCCTCGCCGGTCCCTTCCAAACCAAACTCAGGAGCGGGACAAGTTCCAATCGAAATAATTTCCGAGTAAACAGCTACGAGGCACTCCCATCCTTGCTCTTCTGCCTCCTGGATTCTGACGGCAAGCAACGCATTATCGAACTCCATTTGGTCTTGTTGCTCTTCGGCGTATTCTGTATCGCTTGAGCAAAAAGTAACGGCCGGCTGGCCCATCCACGCAAAATCGTCTTGTGGAGCGCAGTAACAGCACGCATCCGAGGCACAGCAGCACTCCTGGCCCGTGCCGACCTTGCCGTCACGCAGCACAAGCTTGCCATCTTCTGTGGTTATCAATGTCATTGCGATGACGTCGCCGTTGCGCACGTAGTGATTGGCAACTCAACGACGGACGCATCCTCGACACCGAAGTGCTTGAGCGACTTACGGGTAAATACGATCGCCGTATTAGTTACAGTGACGGACGTGACGACGCGCAGGTCTGGCGATGCAAACGGAACCAGCACGTTGTCCGTGGCAGTCTTGCACAGCACGCCGACAGATACGCGATCGAGCCGAATGCCGTTGCTCGTGACAGTGGCCGCAGTGACTACTGGCACAGTCTGGACGGACATAACGAAAGGATCGCTCGGCTGGGAGGAGAGCGCAATGCCCGGCAGTGTGTCAAACTTTATGCCACACTGCGTTGCCGTGGCGGCAGTAAAGAAGTCCACAGAGAAGAGCTGCGGAACCATAAGGAACCATGCAGTTCCGTCCTTGCCGACACAGCAGTCGCGTGAGCCCGGCTCGCTGTCGTTAAGCGGCCAAAACAGATTGATGGCGCTGATTGAAGACCCAGAAAATTTCGGCGTTACGGTTTTCGTGGAGCCAATCGGCCACGACCCCGAGAACGTGCAAACGCGGAACACTGCATCCTGTGCGGATACAAGCTGCCACGCCGCCATTCCGAGTGCGTTAGGCGAATACGAGGCCGCAATCTTTTTTTCGCCCTGAGACGCAGGAATTGTCCCGACATTGTTGACCACCGTGGCAGCCCCGCCGCCGTCAAACTCAACGGCACGCGAGCTTCCCACTGACCAGTCGGAGTTAAGGTTGACGGTGCCGAATCGCAGCTGATACCCGCCGCCGACCACTTCCTTGTCGCCGTCAATCTTGGAGACGGAAACGTACTCTCCGGGCACGAGCGAAACGCTGCGGACATACGCGGTCGCGGTGATACCCGAGAAGGTCTCGCTGCCTGGCGCGCCGGTGTAGATGTCGAATATTGCCACCGACTCTGGCATGGCCGACTGCTGCGGCTTGGCAACTTGGATGCGAAACGGTCTCGGCGGCTGCACCGCATCAAACGACAGCGGCTTCGCCTGCTGCGGCTCGCCCTCGACGGCACGCACCACGCGGGCGATGCGGTTGGCGCTCTGCCGATCAAATTGCGTCAGGTCACTCACGACGGCGTTCCGAAGGTCGAGGTCAGGTTGCCCTCGGGGCATACCCGACGATTGAGGATCGCCGGTGCGCCGCCGGTCTGTCCGCCGGAGCCGTTGAGCCCGACCGGATTCGGCGACGCGATCCACTCCGAGTTCTCGAAGTCAAACACCATCGCCCGCCGCTTTTGGCTGCCGCTGATGAAGTTCCATCCGATGTCTGGTAGCTGGAGATTGTGCCCGGACTGCCGGTAGAGCAGAGTCGCCTCGGAGGCCCAGTAGGTCACCATCGCACTGTTCCACTGCTCGACGGTTTGCACGACGTTCACGCCGTCGACCTTCACGCTGTGCGTCGGCAGTCCGTACCAACTGCTGCTGTTCACAAAGTTCTGCGAGCCGACCCACCCGGTGGGGAACGCCCCGAAGTTCTGCCGCACCCGGAATGCGATCATGCTCTCGGGTGCGGTCAGGCCGGGGAAGTAGTCGTAGGCCGAGTTTGTCAGCGGACGGAGCGTGCTGCCGTCGTAGTAGGAGAGCGCCGCGACTTCGCCGGCCCTCGACTCGACGGTCCACTCGGCCGCCCTGCTCGTGGGGTGCGTGTATTCGTTGGGCCGCAGAATCGAGTACGTCGCCTCGACGAGCACGTGGTAGGGCGAGCCCTCGTAGCCCTCAGCGAGCGTGAACTTGCGTAGCCGCAGGGCCGTGTGGATGGGATGCGTCGTGCCCCACGCCAGGCCGCAGGTGTCAGTCAGGATCGTGATCTCGCTCGTCGGCGTCGTCAGCGTGTCGTCGCTCAACACCACGACCCAGCGGCGCACGGCGACCGCCGGCGAGCCGACTTCCTCCTCAAACGTCCGCGGCAGTTCCCGGATAGATGAGATGCTCATGCCCTGGCTCCGAGGACGCCGATCGTCACGGGACGGCCGATGGCACCGCTGACCGTGTTCAAGATGCTCTGGTTGATCTGCCGCAGCAGCTTGCTCTGCTGCCGGGCCTCGATAAGGTTCGGGTCTTGGGCCTCGGCCGCGAGGCCGATGACGAGGGCCGCGCCTTCTTGCGTGCGAACGTCGGCGGTCTGCACCGAGCGTGCACCGAGCGTGTTGAGCTCGCGGAGGCGGTTCTGCTGGCGTTCAAACTCGGCCTGCTGGGCCTTGGCCTGCTCCTCCATTATGCGGCTCTGCTCTTGCATGATGGCCTGCTGCTGCTGCTGCTGGGCCTGCGCCGCCTCTTCCTGCTGCTTAAGGAACGCCTGCTGGTACTGCTCTCGCTGCTTGGCCGCGCCGCTGGCGATGTCCTCTTCTTTGGCTTTCACCTGGTCAAGCTGTTGCAGGCGAGTCAGGGCAGCCTTCTGCGCCTCGTCGTCGCCAGACTTGCGGGCCTCGGCTGCCGCCTGCTCTGCTCGAGCGATTTCGGCGTTGATTGCCACGAGGTTCTGTGCCGCAGCGATTCGCTCTTGGTCGCCTCCGACCATTTGCTGCTTGATGAGGTTATTGACCAGCTCCTCCTGCTGGAGACGAACCTTGGTGGCCTCTTCTTCGTCTTTCCTGCGCTGGTCGATCACCTTCTTCTCGTTGGCGATCCGCTGGTCGAAGAGGGCCTGCTGGCGGGCCACTTCGGCTTCGTACTCCTCTTGCGTCAGGATGCCAGCTTTTGCCTGCCGCTGGGCTTCGGCAATCCCCCCAGACAACTGCGCTGCCGCGATCGCGCCCTCCACGCCAAATTCTTTTGCTTTTTCAATAGCCGTGCCTACGGCTTTGTCGGCACCTTCAAACGCCCGCTGGAACCCCTGGCCGAAGCCTTGCTCCATAGCCTGCTGCTGCTCTTCGAGCTTGGCCCTCAATGCGTCAAGTTCAGCCAGCCTAGCCTGGGCCTCTTCGCCCGTCTGCTGCTCAATGGCGGCCCGCTGACGCTGGACAGCGGCTAGGTCTTCCTCAACCTTGCTCGCGGCGTCGCTGGTCTTCAGTAGTCCTTCGACACGCTTGCCGTCGGCTTCGGCCTGCTTCTTGGCGGCTTCGGTTGCGCCATCCCGCAGCTTCTTTTCTTTCTCTAGCTCGGCGTTCAGGTTCTTCATGAACCCGTTCATGACCTGGATCTGGCCTGCCGTCAGTTCGCCCTCCGCGGCCATCCGCGAGAACGTCGCCAGCGTGGCTTGGGACTCTTGCAGGAACTCAGACGTGCCGCCTTTCGCCGTCTTGAGGAACTGATCAAGCTCTGCGGTCGCCCTTCCAAGGTCGGCCTCTACCTTGACTTCAGGGCGGCGCTCTCGCTCAATCTGCTGCCGCATGCCTTGAAAAAACTCTGTGGCAGCACCGGCACCGGCATTCCGTGGGCTGCCCTCGCCGCCAGTGAACGCATTTACTACAGCGCCAGCGGCGTTCTCTGCGGCCTCCCTTATCTGCCGGTCGTTTTTGTCCATCTCGGCACGCGCAGACGCCTGCAGGTCTCTGCCAAGCTGCTCAGCGCCTGTGCTCACCCAGCTGCCAATCGCCTCAAGGACTTTGCCAAGCCCAAGAATCAGCGCGTTGCCGATGCCCTCGAAGACATTGAAAACAACCCTGAACGACTCAGCAGCTGCGCCAAGAATGTTTGCAATGAAACCAAAAACGCTTCCGACCTCGCCCAACGATGTTGAGAATCCAGAAAACTGTCCGACAAAGCTGTCGAACACGCCGGCAAATACTTCGGCACCTTGCAACAGAACGTCCGTGATCGCGTTGGCAATGCCCGTGCCGCCTTCACCCGCCGTCCCACTCCACTCCTCGACGAACTTCAGGAACTGATTCGTGACTTCCGTGACGGCAGGAGCCAGGTTGCCCACCACTTGGCCGATAATGCCTTCGACGGTGGCTCGCACGAGGTCGAAAGCGTCGTTCATGTCTGCGACGTTGTTGATCTGCGTTTCGCTGACGATGATGCCGAGCCGCTCGGCACGGGCCTGGAGCTCCTCGATGCTGGCTGCCCCCTCGCGGAACAGCGGCGCGAGGGCGGCACCCTGTTTGCCAAAGATCGCCACAGCGGCTGCGGCACGATCCGCCGCAGTCGGGAGCCGCGAGATGGCCTCGCCGATCTCCGAGAACTGCCGCTCGGGAGCCAGTGCCTTGAGCTCGGCCACCGTCAGGCCAATTCCGCGGAGCGACTTGTCAAAGGCGTCTCCGGCGTTCGCCTTGCCGATGTTCACCGACAGCTTCTGGATCGCCGTACCGAATTGCGCAGTGTCCACGCCGGCCAGCTTGGCTGCTAGGGAATACGCCTGGAGCGACTCGACGCCAATGCCGGTGCGGGCGGACAGGTCGTTCAGGGAATCAAGCGACTGACTGACGTTCCCGGCCAGCGTCAGCACGTTCTGGGCGGCGCTGGTGAAGGCACTGCTGAGAGCCTGAAAGCCGCTGACCAGAACCCTGCCAATCTCAATCGTGCTGAGCGTGCTGACGCCCTTGGTCAGCTTGTCCAGGCTCTGTGACGTTTTGTCCGCCTCGCCGGTAAACCGCTGCAGGCTTTTCTGGTTCTGCTCGACGATCTTTTGGAGCAGCTGCAGTGCCTTGTCGGCGTCGGACAGCCCCTTGGTCATGCCAGAGGCGTTCGCCGTCATCTGCATGCCGACGCCGATCACCGTTGCCATGACTCACCCGCCAAAGAAGTTCTGTAGCTGCCGAATCTGTTCCGCCATCTGCTGCTGGTGCTGCGGAGGCTTGTCGATCGGTACGAAATCGTCCGCCTTGGGTGCCTTGCCTTTCGCCGAGTACGGTGCCAGTACCGCACTGGCTATCAGTCCCGTCTCCCGCCACGAATCAGGGATCGCCTCGAAGTACCT